AAGGTCAATTCCGTCGATCTCTCAGACCACGTTAATAACGTAACTCTTAACCGCAACTTTGACCAGCTTGAAGTCACTAGCATGGGAGACTCAGGTCATCGATTTATCAAGGGTTTAGAAGCATCTTCTATCACTCTTGATTTCCTCAATGACACAGCCACAGCGTCAGTTCTTCAGACACTTCAGGCTGCATGGGGTACAAACGTAACTCTCGTTCTTCTTCAGAACAAGGGAACAGCAGTATCAGCAACTAACCCTCTTTATACCATGACAGTTCTTGTCAATGGAACTACTGATATCAACGGCGCAACAGGCGACCTTTCAACTCAGTCAGTTACTTGGGATGTTTCAGGTACAATCGCTGTAGCAAACACAGGTTCATTCTAACGATTAAGTAAGGGGCTAAAATGGCAAAGCTAAGGGTTACAACGACAGACAACGCAACAGCGGAGTATGAAATTACTCCAATCATCGAGTATGCGTTTGAGCAATATGCCAAGAAGGGCTTTCACAAGGCTCTTATGGAAGACCAGAAGCAGTCAGATATTTACTGGCTCTGCTGGGAAGCGATGCGCCGTTCAGGTGTAACGGTTAAACCTTATGGAGAAGGATTTATAGAAACTCTCAAGAACGTTGAGGTTCTGGATTCTGACCCTTTAGAGTAGATCGGAACTCTGTCACCTATCTTGCGACTCAACTGAGTTACGAGTATGGAGTTCCGTTCGACTCCATCGTAGAACTATCTCCGATGGCATTTAAATATCATGTCCAACTATTAAAGGACATAGCGAAGGCAAGGGAAAATGGCAACCGTCGAAATAAGAGGTAATACGGAGTTCCGTATGGCTCTACGACGTTTTGCGCCAGACCTTGAAAAGAATCTTAAGAAAGAAATTGCTTCTGGGCTGAAACCAGTTGTAAAACGCGCTAAGGGTTATGTACCAGCCGAATCACCTATGAGTGGTTGGGCTCAACGCGAGAACAGCACAGGCAAGTTTCCACAATATAACGCAGCAATTATCCAGCGCGGTATTACTTATTCAACCAGCGTCACAAAGAAAACCAAAAGTGGATTTACTTCGATTGGTGCTATTTACAATAAATCAGCTGTGGGTGCTATCTACGAAACAGCAGGACGCAAGAATCCAAACGGACAGCCTTGGGTTGGGGCAAAAGCTGGTGGAGCAAGCCACAAAGTTTCACGATCATTAAATCCGACAGCAGGTAAGACATTTATTGGCAATCTGCCGCCTTTAGTTGAAAGCAAGCAAGGCACAGGTCGTTTGATTTACCGTGCATGGGCTGAGGATTTAGGTCGCGGTCACAAGATAGTCATGACAGCCATCGACAAGACCAAGATTGAGTTCTACGCTCGAAGCGCGTCTGGCAAATTAGGAAAGGCTGCGTAATGTCCACCGAAAACGTCAATATTAAATTAAGCACCGAGGCAGACCTTAGAGGATTTAAGCAGGTTGAGACTGCTGCTCAAAAGCTTAATAAAACCGTCAAGACTCTTGCAACCACTATCGGCGTTGCTTATGGCGCAAAGGCAGTCGCTAATTTTGGCAAAGAGGCAGTTAAGGCTTTTGCGGCAGACCAAGCAGCTGCGACTAAGTTAGCCAATGCCGTTAAGAATCTCGGGCTTGCTTATGCCAATCCTGAAATTACTAAGTTTATTGCTAATCTTGAAAAGTCTTCCGGAATCGTCGATGAGACATTACGCCCAGCATTTCAAGCGTTACTTACTACCACCAAAGACCTCGGCACTTCATATACTTTGCTTAATGACGCTATCGACATTTCTCGAGGTTCTGGCATTGATCTAGCAACCGTCACTCAAGATTTAGCCAATGGCTATGTTGGAATTACTCGAGGACTTAAGAAGTACAACACAGGTCTTACTCAGGCTCAACTTAAAACTAAGAGTTTTGCTGAAATCGTTGCAATCCTCAATAAAGAATATTCAGGCGCAAGCGCGGCTTATCTTGATACCTATGCAGGCAAGATTGACACTTTAACCGTTGCGGTAGATAACGCTAAAGAATCTATTGGTAAAGGTCTTATTGACGCCTTTGGACGCCTTTCAGGTGGTTCTACGACTCAAGACGCAGTTAAGTCAATCGAAAGCATTACCTCGGCTATCAACGGGCTTGTAACGGCTGTCAGCGTCGTCGTAGAAGGCTTGGTAAAGCTTTATAAAGGTCTTGATTTCATCACTTCCTTTGGTGGCTTAACTGGGGCTAATGGCAAGATAGTTCAGAAGTTAAAACCACAAGCACAGACTCAAACCCAGACCGCTGTAGCCAAGACTCAGATTAAAGCTTCTACGGCTCTTACAAAGGCTCAAAAGACCAACACGGCAGAACTTAAGAAGCAAGCAGCTCTCAAGAAGGCTGGCACAGTCTTTGACATGGAGCAGATTCAGTTGGTTGCAGCTCTTAAGGGCAAGTTATCGGAAGACGAAAAGACTCGCGCCGAAGCACAGTTAGCACTTCTTAATGGCAACGTTGATCTAGCAAAGAAACTTACAGATCAGATTCTTCAAGCACAGGATTCAACTGGCAACCTTGCTAAGTTCTTGGCTACTTTGCCAGACGCTAAAAACCCTTTTGCTTACCTTGATGCTTACCTTAATGGTCTGGCACAGAAAGCTGCAGCACTTGCTTTAGCACCAGTTAATCCTTCAACCGTTACCAATTTAAATCCAAGCAATGGAGCAACTGGATCAACTGATACTGGCTCTGCTGGATTCTTCACAACCCTGGCTTCTCAAGGCGCAGGTGCTTCTGGTGGTTTCTCACCAGTCGTAGCAGCTGCCATGGCGGCAGGTCCAACTGCGCCAGTTGTCAATGTAACGGTTCAAGGCTCAATCATTAAAGAGCAAGAACTTATTGACTTAATCCAGAACGGCACTCAGCTTGCAAGCCTTTCAGGATCACCAAGCCAAATCGGTAGAATCGCAGGTATGTTCGGGTGACATTACCAGCACAAATAGCCGTATCTTTCGACTATTCGAACGGTGCAACTTTCGGCTATCAAGGGTTCGTTATCGGTGACCCTAAATACGGAATCTTGGGAACAAACACCCTTGGTACGTCCACGCTGCCCGAACCAATCGTTGACCTTACGCCTAACGTCTATCACATTAGCATTACCCGTGGTCGCAATATCCAGCGCGACACATACGAGGCTGGAACAGCCGTTATACGCGTTCTAGACCCATTATCTTATTTTAACCCTCAAAATTTGAATTCGCCCTATGCGGGCTACCTTGCTCCTTTACGTAAAATACGCGTATCGGCTACCACGGCGACAACTCAAAAGTATCTATTCTCTGGCTATATCACAGACTATAAGTACACCTACCCAGTCAATCAAGATACTGGATATGTCGATATTTCATGTACCGATGCTTTCCGTCTATTCACAATGGCTAATATCTCGACCGTAGCTTCTGCTCCAGCAGGACAAACAACTTCTGGACGCGTCTCTGCAATCCTTAACCAAGTGTCGTTCCCTTCTTCAATGCGTACTATCTCAACTGGGCTCAATACCTGTATTGCTGATCCAGCGACTAACCGCACAGCTCTACAAGCTCTTAAGAACGCAGAAGTATCCGAAACTGGCGCGTTCTATATGAACGGTTCTGGCACAGCAATATTTAAAAACCGCACAGACGTGATGAACTCATTGTCTAAGACTCCCGTAGCTTTTAACCAGACTGGCGGTATCCCTTACCGCAATCTCATCTTTGCCTTCGATGACAAGCTCATCATTAACCAAGCCAACTTTGCCCGTGTCGGTGGTTCAGTCCAGACTGCATATAACCAAGCCTCAATCGACAAATACTTCCCTCATAGCATTACTCAAACAGACCTTGTGGCTGAAACAGATTCTTTGGTTTCTAATATCGCTCTGGAATATGTCGCTACCCGTGCGGCAACTTCTATCCGCATCGACGAGATGGTGGTTGATTTACTTGATCCAGCAGTTCCAACCGACACGATGATTGGCTTGGATTATTTTGATAATCTCTTGATTACCAATATTCAGCCAGACGGTTCACTAATAGTGAAAAATCTGCAAATGCAGGGCGTAAATTGGGATATCACCCCAAATAAGATGATGGCAACTATTACAACGCTTGAGCCAATAGCCGATGGTTTCATCGTTGGAAGCTCGTATTACGGTATAATCGGCACTAACACATTGAGTTACTAGGAGCATCATGGCATCAGGA